AAAGAGCTAGAGCTAGAAATGAGAGCTTTTATGAAAGACATAGAGTATCTTCAAAGAGAAAAAAGATGATTAAGAAAATAGCTAAGAAGATTAAATACTGGTTTATAGAAAGAGCTGCAAGTGGTACAGCTTTTGATTATTTTTTGATAGGATTAGTAGGTATGCTATTCTTAATTTTAGTTAGCTTAATTGTTGAGTATGTATGATCTTAAACACTTTTCGCTCTCAGAATTTGACTCTCCTGATCTTAAAAATAGTGGTGTTAATATGGATGCTACTTTTTTGGAGTTGCTCGATACAGCAAGAGATAAAGCAGGAGTACCATTCAAGATTACAAGTGGTTACAGATCTAAGGAACATAATGCTAAGGTCGGAGGAGTTGAGAACAGCTCGCACCTTAGAGGATACGCTGCTGATATTGCCTGCACCTCAGGCACACAAAGATGGCAAATAATTAATGCACTTATAGAGGCAGGATTCTCAAGAATAGGAGTTGCTAAAACTTTTATTCACGTTGATAATGATCCTGACAAGTCTAGTGCTATTTGGACTTACTGAATAAAAAAAATGAGTAAGAAGTTTAAAGATACAGCAGTAGGAAAATTCTTGCTTCAGAAGATACCTCAAGTGGTAGGCAAAATAGCTGAGGACACTCCAGTAGGATCGGTTATAGAAGCTATCATAGGTGGCTCAGATATGCCTCAAGAGGATAAGGATGTAGCTTTAAAAAAACTAGAACTAGAAAGAACAGAAATAGATGGAATCACTCGCAGATGGGTGGCTGATAGTCGCAGTAGCAGTTGGCTTGCTCAAAATGTGCGACCTCTTACTTTAGCTTTTCTTACTGTAGCTTTTGTAGTAGGATGGTCTATGCAACTAGAAGAACTAGAAGTAGTAAAAGAGCTGCTTCAAATTGTTTTCATAGGCTACTTCGGATCAAGGGGTGCTGAGAAGATACTAGGAGACAAGCATCACAAATAAGCTCGTAGAAGCATTTTAAGGCACTTTAGAGCGACTTTTAGTTGTTTAAGGTGTCTGAGTATTACTGAGTAAGAGATAAGCCCTTAGAAAGGCTCTATTTAACTCTCTTATCACAAACTTTAAAGTTCCCTGCTACTCTTAGAATAGCTAGTAGCAGTTATATAGCTACTCTAAGGATAGCTAGTTATTAGTTATTTAGTTATACTATAGAGTTACTCTTAGAATAGCTACTCTTAGAGTTACTCTTAGTAGCTACTTCTTAGCTATATATAAAAAAAATAAAAAAAAATTGTAACTTGCAAGAAAAAGATATGAAAACTTCTGAAGTATTAGATAGAGCTGCTAAGATAATGAGCTACAAAACTTATAGCACAAGAAGGAAAATAGATTCCTTGCTAGAGTTAGATAGTATGATGTACACAGAGAGAGGTATAGATTCAACTCTTAGCGAAATGAGAGAAACAAAAAAAGCCAGTAAAAGAATTTACAGGATGATAGCAGATATATCTCCTGTGGATGGATTTTTGCTTAGAGCTTTAAGCGTAGATATTCCTGAGATTGAATGAAACAAAAGAAACCTGCTAAAAAGCCAGTAAGATCCAAACTAGTAAAAAAGCTAGATGTGATCTTCTCTCAGTATATTAGAAACAAATATGCCAACAAAAGAGGGATAGTAAAATGCTTTACTTGTGATAGAGAGTATGAGGTAAAAAATATCCAAAATGGACACTTTATGAGCAGGAAAAACTATGCAACAAGATGGCACGAGGATAACTGCCGACCCCAATGCTATGGATGCAATGTTATGGGTCAAGGTAAGGCTTATGAATTCTCTAGGAGATTAGGAAGAGAAACAGCAGAAAAGATGTATCAGCTAAGTAAAACTACAGTAAAGTTTTCTAATGATGAGCTAGAGGAGATGATAGAATACTATCAAAAAGAATTAAAAAAACTATTGTAAGTACTTAGAAATGCTTATATTTGCTGCAAGTTATATCATAATGCTTGTTAGAAAGAGGTTAGAGTTTAAAAAATTCTGCCTCTTTTTTTTGCAATTAAAATTAATTATCTATATTTGTGAATAAATAACAAGATTATGAATATTAAATACTACACAAACGAACAGCTTTGGGATGCTGTACAAAATCCTGAATTACTTGTGGCTTACAGAAGAGCTTGCAAAGAAGAGTTAGAGTCAAGAGGTAACTTTAAATTAGTAACTGATGACCTATACTGAAGATTTGCTAAGACTCTATGTGGCTAGAATCGAAGCACTAGAGAATCGTATAGAGGAACTAGAAGCAAAATTAGAAATATCTAAAAACAATTATTATGCAAAGTAAAATTACTCACGTAGAGCCAAAAGGAACGTGGAACAATGGACAGCGAACGTTTAACAAGTATCAGGTTAGCTTCGCAAATGGAGACTCTCTCAGCTTTTTAGCAGTAGGAGAATTTAAAAAGAAAGTAGGAGATGTTATTTCTTATGAAAAGAATGAGCAGCATCAGACTGGTAAGATAGTTTATGAGCAGCCTCAAGCACAGGCAAGTCCTAAAGATGATGTACAGAAATACATTATCAGACAAAGCTCACTAAACAGAGCTACAGATTTATTCTCAGGATCAGGAACTTGGGATGAAGAGCAGATAATAGAAACAGCAAGAATATTTGAAAATTACGTTTACAATGGATAACAAGAAACTTTTCGCAGACGGAATGTTTGCCTATGAAACAGACAAAGACTGGCTACCAATGAGAATATCTTTTAGAGTTAAGGAATTTGCAGAGACTCTAATCAAGTACAAAGACTTAGCAGATCAGAATGATGGCAAGCTAAACATAGACATTAAGAAATCTTCTAAGGGAAGCCTCTTTGCAGAGATAAACACTTGGAAAAAAGAAAGAGAAGTAACTACTGCGGATCACTCTCCTGATCGTCAAGAGGCAGATTTACCATTCTAGTGTGATTATGGAAACGTTAGAATTTTCACAACAAGCTATAAAATATTATAATGATTATAAATTGTTATATTATTTTAACACAGGAGATACAATTAGTTTAATCTTAATAGATAAAAAAATGCCTCGTATTGAAGTATTACTAAGAAACTTTATAGAGCCTAATGTAATACATTTTCAAAGTGAATTTTTGGGGACATCTAAGAAAACCAAAGAAGATTATAATTGGTGGAGCTCAAACCACAAACATTTTACAAAACAGAAAGATTGGTTTTGGAGAAACAGAGGCTTTGTTAAAAAAGAGCACTTACAGTTTTTGTAAAGTAACAAGGGAGGCTTTTAGCCTCCTTTTTTTTTGTTTAACTTTTTTTTATATAACTTAGTATTATGATATTAAACATACAAGACCAAATTGACAAGCTAAATAAGATCCGCAAAGGAGAAGTAAGACAAGCCTATACTCTTGGAATACCTGACTTTGACGAGTATTTTAAATTATCCTTAGGACAATATAATATTATTTTAGGGCACGCAAACGTAGGAAAGACTACAACTCTTTTGTTTATTATGTTACTCTATTCTGTTAAACATAATTTAAGATGGTTGATATACAGCTCAGAAAATGAAGCTCACACTATTATTAGAAAGTTAGCTGAATACTTAACTGGACTTCCAATAAATAAAATTGAGCAAGATGTATTTGAAGAAAAAGCTAAGTGGATAGATAAACATTTTAAAATTATTGATCCAAATACGTTATATAGTTATAAGAAACTGCTGAATTTGGCACAAGAAATCAAAAAAGCGTGGGATTATCAGGGATTTATGATAGATCCTTATAACTCTCTAATGATAGACAAGAACGAGCTAAAGGGCATTTCTAAGCACGATTATGATTATGAAGCATCATCAGCATTTAGAGTATTTTGCAAAACAAATAATGTAACCATAATGCTGTGTATGCACGCTGCCACAGAGGCACTAAGAAAGCTACATCCTGCTAATCACGAATATGCAGGGCATCCTGTAGCTCCTTGGGGATCAGATGCTGAAGGAGGGGGCAAGCATATTAACCGTTGTGATTCATTTTTAGTTTTTCATAGAATGACTTGCCACAGTCAAGACTGGATGTATTCAATGATGCACGTTAGAAAGATAAAGGACATAGATACAAATGGAAGACCCACTTCTATAGATAGTCCAATTATGATGCGATCTGTGCAGAACAATGTAGGCTTTACGTTAAGAGGAGAAAATATGTTACACAAAACACTTGGGAAAATATGATAGAGTTTTTCTTTTTTGATTATGCAGTAAACATTCAATTTATACCTATCTATGGGTGTAACTTGGGAGTGCTTTACTATAATCCTAATTTGCAGCCTGATGAAGAGGATGTGCCTGAGGATGAGTTTTATCATCAGATCACAGTTATGTTATTATTTTTTGGAATACACTTGACAATTTGGAAGTATTATTAGAAGCATATAGAAAGCACAAAACGTGGGTGGACATTGTTGAGTCCTTTGGGTGCAATCCTGATACAGCAGAGGATTTAGTGCAAGAGATGTATTTAAAATTGCACAACCTTATAGAATCAGGATTAGATATTAAATATGATGAGACAGTAAACTACTATTACATCTATAAAATACTTAGAACGCTATTCTTAGATTTGAAAAGAAAAGAAAAAAGAGTAAGCTACACAGATGAAGCAGAGATATACTTACTAGAAATAGAGTCAGAAAATGATGAGTTCGGAAATAAAAGCCATAGAGAAGTACATCAGCAAGTGATGGAAACCTTAGAAGAGTTGTACTGGTATGATAGAAAGGTGTTTGAACTGTTAGATGGAGAGATGAGCATCTCACAGTTATCAAGAAACACAGGCATCAGTTACTACTCTTTATACAACACTTACAAAAAAGTTAAACAAATATTAAAAGATAAAATATTATGAGACTAGGAGATTTATTAGAAACAATATTCAAGTACACAGGAATCAAGTGGCTAGTTAAAACAGTTACAGAAGCTGTAGGCATAGAGGACTGTGGGTGTGAAGATAGAAAGCAAGCACTTAATAAGATTAAAATAGATAGAAAATATGGAAGCACAAGACCAACCAAAGTGGGAAAAGTTCAGAGAAAAAAAGAGAAATAGCATCACTAATGCAGAGTTCGAGTTAATCTGTGAGCTGCACGCTAAATACTTTAATCATCAGTACTACAAGCCTTGTACTTGTAATCCTAAGACTGTAAAAAGATGGATAGCTGACCTGAATATGTACTATGAGGCTATCTGATGTACACAAGTGGGAGAAAGCAGTAATAGCAGTTCTTAATTTTGATGGATGGGATCTGCAATGGTGTGGAGGTGGCTATGAGCATTACGATGCTGTGGGTGCTACTCCTAAAGGAAACGAATGTGTGATAGAGATGAAGTTTAGAACTACATACTATGACACTAAGATGCTAGAAAAATACAAATACGATCAGCTAATGGATATGCCTGCTGATATGGTTAAGCTATACTTTGTTAATGATCCTAAAGCTAATTACCTTTTTTGGCTTAATGAGATAGCTATGCCTGAGCCAGTAGAGATGTACTGCCCTGATACTACATTATGGACTAAGAGCAGAACAACAAAAGAAGTATATTTGTTACACGAAAGTCAAGCAACTATAATGAACCTAAACAATGAGTGATACAGTTACTAAGTATTTTGAAATGTTAGAAGCAGGAGGCTATATAACAGACACTACTGATGCTTTTATGATAGAGAAAGACCCTATAGTAGAAGCAGTAAAGTTTGAGCTAGATCAGAGAAGCAGAAGAGGAGTGCAAAAATATGGCACGACACTCTATGATAGCAATGAGCCTTTAGAAGAGTGGCTGCAACACGCTAAGGAGGAAGCCTTAGACTTTGCTTGCTACTGTCAAAAGATGATAACTAAACTTAAAAACGAAAGGTATGCCGATTCCAAAGCCTAAAGCAGGAGAGCAGCAGAAAGACTACATACAAAGATGTATGAGCAACTCTACTATGCGAGCTGAGTATCCTGATGAGCAGCAAAGACTTGCTGTCTGCTACACAACTTTTAGAGAGAAATAATTTGCTTTTTTGAGTAAGTTATTTATATTTGTTAAAAAATACAAGATTATGATACAATCAAGAACTGATAAGGAAACTACTTATCTAAAATTAGAAACTCTTGAGGATATTAAGTATATGAATAACTTCAACTTAGTGTCCTCTATGCTTTTAAAGTGGTCTAAGATTAAAAAAAATCCTGACTTAAATTCTATGATGGAGGCTATGAATGAGATAGCTTTCTACAATCTCAAGCTAAAGAGAGAAAGAGATGACCTCTTAGAGATTATCTCCACATATCGAGCTGATAAGATCAGAGCTATTGAAAGAGCTAGAAGATGTGAAGAAAAACTACAGGACTAATGGGATGTGTAATATATATGCTAGCCTTTGGCATCTTCGGATTTGTTATGGGAATAGCAGTAGCATTAAATAATAAAGAGTAAGATGATAACATTACTAGATGGAACACAATGGAATAAAGAGGACTTGCTAAAAGAAATGCAGTCAGATGAGTTTTACTATGGTTACTTATCAAAAGCAGCTCTTAGTAGCTCTTCTTTGAAACTATTGCTCACAAGTCCTAAGACGTACTACAATGTAACTAAGTATGGCAACGCTGAGAGTCAAGCTCTAAGAGATGGATGGTTATTCCACACGGCTATACTAGAGCCTGATGTATTCAATGCTCAGGTATTTGTAGATGTAGAGAGTAAGAACTCTAAGACTTATAAGATAGCTTTAGAGCAGCACGGCAAGGTATTTACTAAGAAAGAGAAAAGAGATGCTGAGAGATTAGCTGATGCTTTCCTAAGAAATGAGAAAGCCTTAAAATTAATTCAAGACTCTGAGTTTGAAGTACCAGTAGTAGGAGAGGTAATGGGAATGCCATTCAGAGGCAAAGCAGACGTACTAGGCAAGAATAGAATAGTAGATCTTAAAACGACCACAGACCTAAAGAGCAGCTTCAAGTATTCAGCTCAGAAGTTTTCTTATGATGTACAATGCTATCTCTACTGCACGCTCTTTGACTTGCCTTATGATGCGTTTACTTTCATAGCGATTGACAAGAAGAGTTTAGACATAGGAATATATCATTGCTCAGAGGAGTTCTACTTAAAAGGAAAAGAAAAGGTAGCAGAAGCTATTAAGATATATGATACTTTCTTTTTGCAGGGAGTAGATTTAGATCAGTATTATTTAGAAGGAATTTTATGACACTAGAAACAAAAATAGCTAAGCAGATTAGTAAGCTAGCAGGATTCGATATACTAAGAAAAACAAGACAAAGAGATGTTATAGAAGCAAGATCACTTATGTTTCACATCTTAGTAAAATATCACGGAGTAAGACCCTATGCAATATCAAGAAAAATAAAAGTAGGAGGAGCTCCATTAAATCACGCTACAATACTACACAGCTTAAAATCCTTTGACACTTATAGAAGATACAACAAGAACTTAGACAAATGGCTAGACGCTATCACTATAGATGAGAAAGAGGATAGTCCAACAAACCTAAAGAGAAACTACATCAAAAGCAAGGTAGATTATTTGCTACCTGAAGATGTTAGCAGCTTAGCTAATTTAGTTAGAGATATGTTTGAAGAAGCACTTTTGCAAGATATTAAGAACAGAGAAGATTAGACAAAATAGACACAAATGATAGATAAAGAGAAGTTTTTAGAAGCCTTTGCATCAAAGTTAGGCAATGTGAAGGAAGCCTGTGAGGCGGCAGGCATAGGTAGAGCTACTTTCTATGTGTGGAAAAATAATGATGAGCAGTTTGCACAAGAGGTAGAAAACATACAAGAGGGATTAATAGACTTAGCAGAAAGCAAGCTATTAGAAAACATAAAGAGTGGCAAAACAAATGAGATACTCTTTTACCTAAGAACAAAAGGAAAGTATAGAGGCTATGTAGAAAGGCAAGAGATAACAGGAGCTGATGGATCACCACATAAAATAGAAATAGAAATTGTCAATAAATTTGAAGATAAGGACTAATAAGGTCTTTCACTCTCTGCAAAAATCTGATAAAAAGATAGTAGCACATCAGGGAGGGACAAGATCAGGCAAGACCTATAACATCTTGCTTTGGATTATCTTTGACTATTGCGACAAGAACACAGACAAGACTATAACAATCTGTAGAAACACTTTTCCTGCTCTTAGAGCCACAGTAATGAGAGACTTCTTAGAAATCCTAAAGAAGCATCAGATATACTCAGAGCAATATCATAACAAAACAAACTCAGAATATAAACTCTTTGGAAACCTAGTAGAATTTATCTCTTTAGATTTTCCACAGAAAGTAAGAGGTAGAAAAAGGGATTTGCTATTCTGTAATGAAGCAAACGAGCTAACATACGAGCAATGGAATCAGTTGGTATTTAGAACAGAGGGTAGGATAATAATTGACTTTAACCCATCAGATGAATTTCACTTCATATACGACAAGATACTAACTAGAGATGACTGCGACTTCTACATAACTAACTACACAGATAATCCTTTCTTAGATCCTAGCTTAGTAGAAGAAATAGAAAGGCTAAAAGAAACAGATGA